GACGAGCTGAACATTCTCGGCTCACAGAACACCGGCGCGTCCGGAAGCGGCACGAGCGCCGCCGACCTCGCAAAGCTCGAAGCGGAGCTGAACCGGCTCGCGAAGATCGAGGACGATATGTTCTCAAAGAACCTCGGCGAGACGACGGATAAGATCGCGGCGCAGATCGAGAACTGGCTGACGAAGGGTGAAGGAATACAGAGCTGGGCAAAAGACATTTGGGATTATTTCAGCAAAATAAAAGACGCCGCGAAAGAAATTGCCGATAAGCTCGGACTGTGGGAAATCCCTCAGAAAATATGGGATTTCTTCAAATTTGCAGTATTCAAAATCACCGGAATAGACCTTGACTTCGGAGCGTCGCGCCTTAGAAACATGAGCGGTAAGGATACGCTTATGGGCGCAGTCAGTGGAGGAATAGCAGCGTTACTTGGACTTAAGGCGCTGGGCTTGCTCTCGCTCAGCAGCGGCAACGGATTTTTAGGCAGTGTCCCGATGCTCCTACTCAGCATAGCCGCCCTGTCAATAACAACGGCGGCAATCGGGAGTACGCCGAACGTTACCGGCGCTCAGACACTTCTCGGAGCCGCGAAGACTGGCATTGTGGCACTGCTCGGCGGTGCTACCATATCCCGATTTTTCCTCGGGGCGGAAGGCTTTCAGGTATTCGGGCTCCCGCTCACGCTCGGAATTTCCGGTCTTACAATGTCGGCGGTCGGAATATTCGAACTCGGAAACGACACCGGCGCGGATGACCTTGCCGGGGCAATAAAACTCGGTATAGGTTCACTGCTCAACACTGCGGCGGCGACTCTTGCCGGTGTAAAAGTTGCAAAAATGGTCGGAGCCGGCGCGGCAGCAGGAACGGCAGGGCTTTTCGCAGGCGCGCTATCGATCATTATAGGCGCGACCATCGGCGCCGTGGTATTCCCCGATGAATGCCGAAAAGCGTTCGAAACGGTATCCGAAGCGCTCGGGCACAGTATCAAGAACGTCACAAACAGCCTCAAAGACACTATCGACAAGGCGGTTGACCTCGGCTCGTTCGACTTCAAAGCGCAGTTCGGCATTGACGAAAACACCTTCAAAGTCATATCAACCTTCGGCGACCCGAAACTCGCCGCGCAGCTGAACGAAATCACCAGTGTCGCCAAGCAGAACGTCAAGACTACCTCAACCGAACTTGATAATCTGAACCGTCAATTCTATTCCAGCTCTACGATCGCCAACCAGAATTCACAATCAATCGTCAACAACACGACGGAAACCATCAAGAACGGCATCAATGACGTTACGAAGACCGGCATTTACAAGCCGCTCTATGGCATGATGGATAAAGTCGGGAATGAACTGGGGCAGAAGGGCAAGTCGGCGGGTGAAAACGTCGCGAAGGGCTTCGTCGCCGGAGTTGACTACAACGCCGATTACGTCGCCAAAGGTATGATCGGCATGGCGAACAAAGCTATGGTTCAGTTCACCGACAGCCTCGGCATCCACTCACCGTCGACCGTCTTTGAAGGCTACGGCATCAACGTTGACATTGGATTCGCGAACGGCGTCACGCTCGGACTCCCCAACGTCAAGGACGCCTTCGGGAACGTCTGGACGTCTATCCGCGTGGACTTCTCAGCCTTCGCGAACAGCCTGCTCGCGTCGGCGCGCACCTTTATCAGGCAGCTGAATCAGGTGCTCGCGTCAGCGTCTTTCAGCAGCGGCGGCGCGGCTCAATCCCTTATCGGCAAAACGCCGCGCATGGTCCCCGCCTTCGCGACCGGCGGATTCCCCGAGGACGGAATGTTCTACGCCAACTCCGGCGAGCTCGTCGGGCGGTTCTCGAACGGGCGGACTGCTGTCGCGAACAACGCGCAGATCATCGAAGGCATCGAGAACGCCGTCTACCGCGCGATGACAGCCGCACAGCGCGGCTCAGGGCGCGGCGGAAAGATAGAACTCGTCCTCGACAAGCAAGTCGTCGGACGCGTCTTCGGAGACGCCATAGACTCCGAAAAGAGACGCTCCGGCGCGAACACCAAAATCACATTCACGAACGGAGGGACGCGGTAATGGTTAAAGTCGACGGAACCGAATACGGCGGTATCGTCACCGCGCTGACGCGAAATTTCGAAGTTGTCGACGGCGATAACGCCGGGCGCACACTCGATGGCGTCATGCACCGCGACCTCATTGGAACCTACTACAACTACTCCATCACGATCAACACCGACCGTATGTCCCAGGCGGAGTACAACGCTCTCTACAAAACGATTTCCGCGCCGGTCGCAAGTCACGATATCGTCGTCCCGTTCGGCAACGAAACACTCTCATTCAAGGCGTATGTCTCGCGCGGCAGCGACGATCTCCTCCGGCAGTACTCCGAGACGAACCGGTATTGGGGCAACCTCTCCTTCGACTTTATCGCGATGGAGCCGCAAAGGAGCGCAGCATGAAACTCCGGGTATCCTACGCCGACGTCGCTGTCGGGGCGAAAGAAAACTTCGCCCCATCGGCGACCGGGCAGACCAGCAACTCGACTCCGGCGCTACTGCAAGGGCAGCAGACCCCGATGTACGCGAATCCGTGCGAAATATACTCCGTCCTCCTCGACGGCTCTCTCATGGTTCCGCCGGACGATCCGAAATACGCCCTCGTGTCGGACAGCCTGTCGAGCGCGACCGATGGCAGCTTCGAAACTCCGCTCGTCCTCACGCTCACCGCGACCGGGCAGTACACCTCGCAAGGAATCACGCTTGTTTTTGATGAGACCTCCAATCGATACGCGACGGCAGTCAACATCAAATGGTATCGCGGCAGCACCCTTCTGTCGGACAAGAACTTCACGCCGGACAAGCCGAACTTCTTCTGCGCGAACAAAATCGAAAACTACAACAAGCTGATAATCTCCTTCTCGAAGATGAATATGCCGCGCAACCGGCTGTATCTCACGGACATCCTCTACGGAACCGTCCGTAACTTCGGGAAAGACGAAATCGAAAACTTCTCCCTGCTACAGGAAATCGAGCCGGTATCCGAAACTGTCTCGATCAACACCGTGGGCTTCACTCTCAAAAAGCAGAGCGACGTCGACTTCATCTTTCAGGAAAAGCAGCCGTTATATACCTACTTCGACGACACGCTCGTGCAGACCACGTTTATCACGCACTACGAGCGGAACTCGGACAGAACATACGACATCGAGTCGGAAGACTATGTGTCCATTCTCGACGACTCCCCGTTCGGCGGCGGTATCTACTCCGCGAAGAACGCGGCAGCCCTCATCGGCGAAATGCTCTCGCCGCTCAAAGTCGAATACGAAATCGCGGGCAGCCTGCAAAACGCGACACTCACCGGATACCTCGCGATATCCTCCTGCCGCGAAGCTCTCAATCAGATCGCCTTCGCCCTCGGCGCGGTTGTAGACACCAGCTACTCCGACAAAGTGAAGCTGTACAAACCGTCCGACACCGTCGCGGGCACGCTGAACGCCTCGAACACCTTCACCGGGCAGACGACCACCTTCCGCGACAAGCTCACCGAACTGCGGCTCACCGCGTACTCCTATGTGGCCGGGACAACCGATTATACCGCGTACAAAGCGGCGGACAGCGGAACCGGGACCGGCATCACCGTAGCTTTCCCCGAGCCGCTCCACTCCCTGTCCATCACGAACGGCAAGATAGTCTCCCAGACTGTCAACCAAGCCGTCATCAACGCGGACGCGAACTGCGTCCTGACCGGCAAGAAATACGACAAAACCCAAACCATCATCACGAAGCGGAATCCGCTCATCCTCGCCGGGGACAAAGAGAACGTAGTCGAGCTCAAAGACTTCACCCTCGTGAACCGGACAAACGCCGACGAACTCGCCACAGCGGCGTACAACTACTACTCCGCCCGCCGCGAAATATCTGAAAAGATACTCACCGGCAATCTCAAAGTCGGCGACAAAGTGACGCAGGAATACGACTACATGGACGACGTGACCGGACGCATCGTCAGCATGAAACACACCGTCTCCGGAACTGCACAAGTCGCGGAGGTGATCATCAAATGAGCCTTGATACAGCGAACCTCAATTTAATCTATGACCGCGCGGAAAGCGACGAAACCGCCTCCGCCGCGATACGGAAATCCTACCAGACCCTCGGCAACTGGTCGGGGCTGACAGACGCCGAAAGGGCACAGTTAGAGCGCGGAACGCTCACCTACAACACCCTCAATCGCGTCGAATCCGCGGTAAAAACCCTCGCCGCCGCGCTGACGTCGGCGGGGTATCCGGTTGAGGTGACGCCGGTGCTTAAAGGAAGCAAATCCGAAGACCGCGAGTGGCAGGAAGGCGATGTGCTTTACCGTCCGCAGTGGACGACGTACATCGACAATGTGCAGAAACTCAGGGACGCGTACTACACGCTCGCGGAAACCGGGGAACTGCCCGCGCCGGGGGACAAGCTGAAGTATACCGGTGCGAACACAATCGAAAAGGTGCTCGCGGACATCGACTTACTGCTCGATGGGATGAAGTCAATATACCGACGAGCCGGTACGTTTACGGCCGGTGGCAGCTATACAAGACAGATGATAAGGAGCATATGAAATGGCGATAAAAAGACAAGATGAAGTGCTCGCGAAAGCAGTGTCGACCGACGCGACGGTCATTCCACGGTATGACATCAAGCGCCCGGACGGGACGAAAGTCGCGGAAAACGTCGCGCTGGAGCTGAAAAACACTGTAGTGAACGAAGGCACAGCAGTGAACAAACAGCTCCTCGACGAAATTCTCGCGGCATCGGGAACAGCGGGCGGAACGACTTCCGCGCTGACTCTCGCGCAGGAGGGGTTTGCGCTGGTGGACGGGGCGGAGGTGCGGATTAAGTCCACATATAACCTCGCGGGCGGCGCGACGCTTAACGTCAATGGGACGGGGGCGAAGACTATATATACAGCATCCGGGCACGAAGTAAAGGGCGGCATAAAAGCTGGCGTGTGGATGATACTGGTGTATTCATCTGCGCTCGACGGTTATGTGATCCTCAACATGACAGCGAAACAGGTGACTAAGATATTTACACAGTCCGGCTCGTGGGAGTGCCCACAGGGTGTCACCTCCGTTCACATCCTGCTATTCGGCGGTGGAGGCGGTGGAGGCGGCAACGGCGGCACCGCCGGTGGAGGCGGAGGCGGCGGACACATGGTTTCTAAAGTGTTGACAGTCACTCCAGGACAGGTGTATCCAATCACCATAGGTACCGGAGGAAATGGCGGCTCCGCTGGATATAACAGCGGCACTGCCGGAGGTAATGGTGGAGCTACGTCTTTTGGCACGCTCGCTTCCGCCAATGGCGGCAGTGGCGGCACGGCGGGGCGTGCTTCTAGCAGCACCAATTATGCTGGCGATGGCGGCTCTGGCGGCACCGGTGGTGGTGGAGCCGGGGCCAAAAGCACTAGCGGAACAGTGTCTGGCGGCACCGGCGGTTCTGGCAGCTATGGTGGGAGCGGTGGAAGAGGACTATCAAACTCTTCTGCCGCTGGCAACGGCGGGAATGGCACAGCCGCCGCAGGAGGAACGGGTGCTGGTGGCGCTGGATCCGGTGGCGGCGGCGCTGGCGGCGGATATGGCGGCAAAGGCGGAGACGGCGGGAAACCCAACTTCGGCGGCGGCGGCGGTGGAGGCGGCTACGGAGCCGATGGCAACGGCGGTCGCGGCGGGAATAACACCCCCTCGCCGTATCGGGGTGGCGATGGCGGCACAGCTGCTGGTGGAGGCGGAGGCGGCAGCCCAAGCAGCGACAGTGGCACCGGCGGCAAGGGCGGAGACGGCATTGCCGTGATCACATACAACATCATGGAGGCATGATTATGAAAGTATTTCAGATAGTCGACAATTTCTGCTACTACGACGCGACGCCGGTGCACCCGACACTCGCCGACACGGAGGGCAAATACCCTCCGGACGTTCTCTTCGTTGAGGCGCCGGATAATGTCTTCGAGGGCTGGGGCTACGACGGCACGCAGGAAGGCGACGCCCGCTTCATCAAGCCCACACCGCCGGAGGGCTGGCTGTATGACGACGCGACCGGGACATTTTATCCGGCAGACGGGGAGAAGCCGAAGCCGCCGACGCAATCCGGCGACATCTCCGAACTCACCGCGAAGGTCGCGAGCCTCGAAGAGCAGCTCGCCGCGGCTAAAATCTTACTGGGGGTGGAATGATGACACTGATCGAACTCGCGCGGATGCTCCGTCCGCTGATCGAAAAAGCGATGACCGAGACGGCAAGTCTGACCGAGGCGGAAGCCGTCTCCGCGACTTGCCTGTATCCGAAATGGAGCGGGAACGGCGTCGCGTATGCGAAAGGACAGCGGGTGCAGTATGACGGGGTGCTTTACACCGTGCTACAAGCCCACACCTCTCAGGCAGGATGGACGCCGACCGCCGCGCCGTCGCTTTTCGCGAAAGTGCTGATTCCTGATCCGTCAGTCGTGCCGGAGTGGGAACAGCCCGACTCGACGAATCCGTACATGAAGGGCGACAAAGTGAAGCACAATGGGAAGACATGGGTATCTCTGGTCGACAACAACGTCTGGGAACCCGGCGTCTCCGGAACCGCCGCACTGTGGCAGGAGGTGACTGAATGATAGTCGAAAAAATCATATCATGGGCGATACCTTTCGTCTGCGGCAGTGTAATCACCGGGCTGATCGCCTATGTCAAGACATTGAGACGAAGGAACGACGCGATGCAAGATGGTGTACAGTGCCTGCTCCGCGCCGAGGTCATCCGGAATCACGACAAGTACGTGTTGGACAAGAACTACTGCCCGATCTATGCGAAGGAAGCACTGAAACGTGCCTATCACGCATACCACGAGTTACACGGAAACGACGTCGCGACCGGACTGTACAACGAAGTAATGGCACTGCCTACGGAGGTGAGAGAATAATGGCTGCGTTTCCACGGGGCACTACCCCGACACTAAAATTCACCTTGCCGTTCGAGGCGAAACAGCTGTCGAGTGTATATATCACTTTCGCGCAGTCCTATCGCGAGGTGCTGACAAAGCACGGCGCTGAAATCACGGCGGAAGGGAATCAGCTGATCGTCGAGCTGTCACAGGACGACACACTGCTATTTCGTCCACAGTCTGTGGACATCCAGATACGCGCTATCGACGCTGCGGGCAACGCTATCGCGTCGAAAATCATCACCGCTGACGTCTCGAAGATACTCCGGGATGGGGTGATAGAGTGACCAAAGCGTGTGAATTCCCGGTAGAATTCGGCTCGGGCGCTGAACTTAATGTCGAGTTCGGCGCCACGAGCACCGACTTCGGCACGGTGGAATTTTCCGCCGACGGAGATTTCGCGGCGACGCTTGAAGCGAAATGCGCCGAATTTGATCTCCGGATGGAAGACCAGAGCGCGGAGTTTGACGCGAGCATCGAGGGCTTACAACTCGTCGAAGTCCCGGAGCTGCCGCCATATGACGGCGCTTACGTCGTCGATCCGCTGATCAAAGCGCCGGTCATCCTGCCGACGAAGGGCAAAAACATGCGGGATAATGTAACCGTCAAAAAAATGCGTCAGCTCGAGGTCGGCAACGGCGCGGGCGGAAACACGCTTATAATCGGAGAGGAGCTATAAATGGCCAATCAGTATGTTAATAAGGTCGTCGTCGGAGGCGAAACAAAACTCGATCTCACCGGCGATACCGTCGTCGCGGACAAGCTCGCGAAGGGCTACAAAGCGCACGACAAGTCCGGCGCTCCAATCGTCGGCACAAACACCTACGACGCCGACACCGGAGACGCGACCGCCGCGGCGGCGGAAATCCTCGACGGGAAAACCGCCTACGTCGCAGGGAACAAAGTCGTCGGCGTCATGCCGAACAAAGGCGCTGTGACCGGCGAAGTCACCACGAAGACCGAGCAGTTCGCAATCCCCGCGGGATTCCATGACGGCTCGGGCAAGGTCGGGATATCTTCCGCCGCTCAGGCTCCGATCGTCGCGGGAAACATTAAAAAAGGTATCACCATCCTCGGCGTCGAGGGTACTTACGGCGGCGAAGCCGTCAAGGCTCAGGCGAACAAAAACGTCACGCCGACCTTCACGGTGCAGGAAGTCCTGCCGGACGCCGGGTTTGATTACCTCGCCAAAGTTACTGTAGCGAAAATCCCGGTGACCGAAACCGACAACGCCGCCGGAGGAGTCACTGTCACGGTGGGTGGTTGATATGGGAATCGCAAGAGCACCTGAACCCGTAGCTAAACTCTACAACAAAGTCGTCCTAAACGGCGAAACGTTGATTGATCTCACGGCTGATACTGTCACCGCACAGAGCCTGCTAAAGGGGTTTTCGGCTCACACCGCGAACGGGGATAAAATCTTTGGGCTTTACGAAGCGGCGGCAGCAGGGCTTAACGCGACATGCGGAGAAATCACGACGACATCCGACCGGAGCAACTACTCGCTCGCGCACAGGCTCGGCGAAGTGCCGAGAGCGTTTTTTATCGGTATGCGGACGAGTTATCTTAACCTCTCCGGCAAGCGAAACATCCTGATCGGCGCATGGGGAATGCGCGACCACAGCATCCAGTACAAAATGTATGCGACATCGCCACTGCGCCCGCCCGCAGGAGGATTACGCGAAGGAGCAATCACCGTGTCAGGCTTTCAGTGCTGTCTGACCGAAGCGAACGCAGACACTATCACCGTCGCGGACAGCGCCGGGACTTATGTCCTGAGCGGAGGCGCTACCTATTTCTGGGTCGCGGTTGGGGGTGAAAAATCATGAGGTACTACGCAGAGTATGACGGCGACACGATCATCGCCGTCGGCACAGGATTCGGCGGTACGGAAATCACCGAGGACGACTACAAAGCCGTCCTCGCGGAAATCGAGGAAAAGCGACTGCTCGCCGACCGACTGTACGCAGGGGAAATCACTATCGAGGACGTCCCCGAAAAGTGGCGGACGGAAGTACAGCAGACCGTCGACAACCGCCGCGCCATAGAAGCCGAAGAGGAACCCGACTATGAAAAAGCATGGAAAATACTGATAGGAGATGAGGTATAATGAAAGGCATCGATATTTCCCGGCACAACACCATCCGGAGCTTCCCGGCGCTGAGAGCCGAGGGCATCGAATTCTGTATCGTCCGCGCGGGGTACGGCACGTCCGTTGACCCGAAATTCGCTGGGTACATAAAATCGGCGAAGGACGCCGGAATGCTCGTCGGCGTTTACTGGTTCTGCTACGCTCGCGATACCGTCGAGGCGCGGCGGGAAGCCGAGGTGTGCGCGAACACGCTGAACGGGTACAAGCTCGATCTGCCGGTGTTCTACGACTTTGAATACGACACCGAAAGATACGCGGCGAAGACACAAGTGAAGTACACAACAAAGTTACGGACGGACATTATCGAAACATTCTGTACCGAAATCACGAAGCACGGGTACAAAGCGGGCGTGTATACAAACCCCGACTACTGGCTCTACAAGCTCAATTCCGACCGGCTCGCGAAGTGGGCACTGTGGATTGCCGCTTACCGGCAGTCTGACTGCAAGGCATCCTTCGCGACCACCTCGCCGTCCGACCTCCCCGCCGCTTACGGTAACGCCATAATATGGCAGTTCGGCAAGTGTAAATTCACGAAAGCCGTCGGCGACGTGGATATCAACTATGGCTACGGCATCAAATCGCCGGTCCCGGCGAAAACCTACAAAGTCGGCGATACCTACACCGTCAAGGCGGGCGACGTCTACACGACCGGGCGCAAAGTTCCGGCGCGTGTCGTCGGAAAGACGTACACCGTCCGACAGGTCCGCTCCGGCGCGGTGCTGCTCGCGGAAATTAATTCCTGGGTGACGGTGTGAGATACTTAAAGCGGCTGATAATCGCCGTGCTGATCTACCTCGCGGTTTATCTGCCCTTTATCGCCGTCCTGCAAGCCCTCACCGGCACCGACCTGACCGCCGCTTTTTCGGTCGGCGGGATCGTCGGGGCTGTGGAGCTCGCGCTGGGGAGTATTATTAAAATTACCGAAAACAAAGAGATAAGCAAGAAAGGATTTATCGAGCATGAACAAGATGGATATAACGCCGATTCTGGAGCTGGCGGTGAAGCTGATCTTCACGCTGATAACGATTTTCCTCGTCCCGAAGCTGAAGGAACTGATTTCGACCAAGGTCGCGGAGAGTGACCAGAAGAAAATCATCCGCTGGGTAGAACTCGCGGTTCAGGCGGCGGAAGAGGCTGCGCGTTCCGGGCTGATCGACAAAAGAGCGAAGTACCAGTACGCGAAGGACTTTCTCGAAAAGCGCGGCGTGACCTTCGACGTCGACACCATGCAGGCTCTGATCGACTCCACTGTCTGGGAGCTTTTTAACCAGTTCAAGCAAGATTCCGACTCGGGCGCCGAAAGCGAGGCGTGACATGAGAGCTGACGACGTGGCTGACCTCACGCGATCCGAATGGACGCGAGTCATCGATGAGTGCATCCATGATCGGAAATGGCGAGATATTTTCAAGAGACGCTGGCTCGATGGGATCAAGTTTGAACCCCTCGCGGAGGAATTCGGGCTTTCCGTCCGGCAGACTCAGCGGATCGTCAAAGCCTGCGAGCAGAAAATCAAATCACGTATATAAATGTCATGAAACCGTCGCGAAAGCGGCGGTTTTTCTTCGTTCACTTTGCACAAAAATCGTGCTATAATATATACGCCGGAGGAAACTCCGAGTATATACTTAGGATGGTGAATCCACATGGCAGAATTCGCAAGCAACGGCAAGGCAAACGCGGCGCTGACTACCGGCATTATCGGTACGGCGGGCGTCGGCGCGGCTCTCCTCAACGGCGGGCTCAACGGGCTCTTCGGCGGCGGTTGGAGAAACGGCAACTGCGGCTGTAACGAAGATCACGTCGTCGACCGCTACGAAGCGGGACAGGCGGCGCGGATCGCGCAGCTGGAGACCGAAGTGAAGCTGCGCGACGCGAACACCTACACCGATCAGAAAATGCTCGAAATGTATAAATATTTCGATGGCAAGATCGGCACGCTTGAAAACGCTGACGCGGCTCAGGCAGTCACTAATCAGCGCGTCGCTGACAGCTTTGAGGCGGCACACAATGATCTCGTCTGCGTCAAGAACGAGCTCTACTCGGCAATCCGCAACGAGGCTGAGAAGCGCTGCTGCGGCGACAACAGCATCGTCACCTACGCCAACGCAACGTTCTATCCGAAATTGGTCGCGGACATCACGCCCGGCACCGGAACCACCGCTCAGCCGACCTACAATCCGCTCCCGAAGTGCGGGTGCGGCTGCGGCTGTAACTGACGGCAGGGGCGGCAATCGCCGCCCCATGAGGTGATGAAATGGTAACTCTGGCACAAGTAACAGCCGGGATTGAGCGATATCTCGACTCCGAAATCCTCGCAAAAATCCCCGGCTGGCAGAAATGGGTCCTCGGCGCGGCAGCGTCTCGTATGCTGTCCCGGTCGGGAGAAATTTTTAACACACTGAAAAATAATCCCGTCGTATCGGCGATGGGAGTCATAGATGAGCAGGATCAAATCGACATCGACGCGGTTTACCGCGAATTCGCGGCGCAGGCACAGCGCGGAGCAGTCACTTTCGACGTGCCGCTCGTCGGCGCCCTGACTCTGACCGCCGCCGATGTGGATAAACTGTATAGATATATAACGGGAGGCTAAAATGAAAGACGAATTAATGCGCGGCGTTATCTGGATGACGACCGACGGCATCAAGGACGCGGGCATGGCGTACAACTACGCCGAAGACGCGAAAGAAGCAGGAAAACCGGAGCTCGCGGCGCTTTTTATCGAGGACGCGAAGTACCGGCTCGGGAAGGTCAAGGAATGGTACGACCGCGCGATGAGTATGCACGGGGCTGTCGACGGAGTGACCGACGAGCTGATCGAGTGGCATCGGCAGGCTTACCGGGAGCTGCTGGACAGGGTCATGAAATTTAAGGCGTGAATTTCGCGAAAACGCTTGACAAATCCGGGAAACTGTGATATAATGATTTTGCGAAGGAGAAATCTTGAGCGCGTCTCCATCCGCGAGGATGGTGTGGATTGAAATATTGAAGATTTCATTATGAGATCGGGGAAAGGAGCAGAAATGCTCCTTTTTCTTGTTCATATAGTATTTACAAATAGATACGGTACTTTTTCTCCGAAAGCTATTGACTTTTTGTACCGAGTGTGCTATAATATATACATCACAAGGGACGCGGACAACCCAAAACCGCGAAGGAGAAAACAATCATGAAGCAGAAAACCCTTTACATCGACACAAACTACAATCGATCGGTCAATGACATTTACACCGATTATCGCGTCGGTGACGCGGTTATCCTCTACGGATATAAGCGCGAAGGCGCTCCGGATAGCGCCGAATCATTCCGCGTCATGAAGGACAACGGTAAAGGAATGCCGGGCAACATGAACTCCGAAATCTGCCGCTATCACGGCTGGCGCGGCACGTCGGACGGCATAATCAAGACCGCATACGGTCTGCGCCGAATCAAGTCAATGGAAACTATTGACAAGTACAGCAACGATGAGGGACATTACCAGTCCGTGAAAATCGTTGTTGGCGCTGACATCGCGCCAGAGGAAGAATAAAAAATCAAGCTGTCCTATCGGCTATACGGGGAAGGAGATAAGTCATGATAATCGAAGTAATGGGACTAGCTGGATGGAAAATCAAAACCTACTCCAAAAAAGTCATTGAAATAGACATCGAGCACGCGAAGGACTATAAAAAGAACCTCGGGGAGCCGTTCGTTGTAAATGTCAACGATATGTTCAACGACCTTAAGACTGATGGCGAGTACTATTCGAGCGACGACAGAATTGGTATGCACTGGCTTCTTCCGGGGTGTAGTAAGCTCGCAGAGATTGCTGATCTCGACGTCGAGTGGACGAAAGAACGCAACAAAAGCTATCTGTACGATGTGTATCAGAGATACACGCTTAAGCCGGAGACACAGGCAAAAATCGCTGTTGCACTCGATGAGTTTATCGACCGCGCGACAAAAGCCCTGGACGATGCTGTCTCCGCAGAAGACGCGAAGAAACGCGCCTATGAGGAGGAGAAGACACGTCTGCTTGATGGCGTAACGTGGGATGTAAACGGCAAGCAAATCACCGATGAAGGCGGCAAAACAATGATGTATGAACACATCGTCACAGTGAACGGAAAAACGTTTATGTTCACGGAACGGAATCTGTTCGATTTCGGGCGCGTTATCAATCCAAAGCGCGGAGGGCTTATAAGCCGCGACAGCGAGACCGGTAAGTACTATCGCGAAAAGTTTAATGACGCTAACGGGTGGAATCGCGTCGAAGACCTCGACGAGGACGAGGCTCGCGCTTACAAGATCGTGCTGAAGTACGGAAAATACGCCGGAACCGGCATCAGAATGTAATAAAGCAAAGGAGAAACCAGACGGAGAGCTTGATTAACTTGCGTGGGAGTACGAGAATGAAAAGAACAATTAAAGGCACGCTGTGTGACACATCCACAGCGGAGCAGATCGGCGAATCGCGGTACGACGGATATACCGAGTACCTTTACCGAACGAAATCAGGGAAGTACTTTATCCACACTGTACGGAGTAAAGGGCTCGTGCGAGAGGATATATACCTGATGACCAATACAGCCGCCGCTGATTGGATTATGGTCGCCTACGGACCCGTAGACGTCTACTACGACGCTAAGACCGGCGCGAAAAAAGAGTGGGCGAAGATCAGCGTGTCGTCGGCGACAAAAGAGCTGATCGACGAGCTTCGCGGGGCATATGGGATGACCGCGAATGAGCTGATCTCAGACGCGCTTAAGACATATCGTAAAAACGCATGACGGAGCCGGGGAAAAATCCCCGGCTTTTCTCATGACAGCGTGACAGATTCGTGACAGATTTGATTCCAAAATACCGTTTTTGACGGCGGAATTTCGTCGCGGGAGGTGGAATAAGAGCGCCCGAAAACCCGCATGAATACAAGAAAAAACCGCCTATCGGCTTGATAAGCGGTTTTATTATTTGGTCTGAGTGACAAGACTTGAACTTGTAAACTTAATCCAAAAAACGCCTGAAATAAAGGCACTTTGATTTTTGCGTGACGGATTTCATGACGGATTTTGCAAAATGTTATCATAGTATTCTTCAAGCCGGGTGAATATTTCGTCCTTCTTGTCCCGCATAATATGCCCATAGATGCGGTTCACCATGTCTTCAGTTTCGTGCCCGAGATAGTCGGCGATGTACTTCACCGGGATATTCAGCAGGATCATCACAGACGCCGCATAGTGGCGCAGAGCGTGAAAAGTATAGTGCTTGCCACAGCACAGCTCAAGCGCGTGCTGATAGTGCTTGCGCACTGTGCGCTCTGTCAGTGTGGTGACGAACTCCGCCCCCGGCTGATACGCGCGTCTGAGCGCCGCCTCGACGGCAGGTAGCATTCTGATTGTCCGGTCGCCCGCTCTGGACTTTGGAAGCTTCATGGTGGCTTTATTGTCCGTCCCTCTGACCTTTGCCGCGCAGATGTGGATCGTCTTCGCGTCGAAGTCCACCTTTGACCATCTCAGCCCGAGGATTTCCGACATCCTCATCCCGCACAGTGCCCCGAGGTGAACAGCGGCGTCGATATCACTTCCCCGCACAGTTGCCAGCAGGGACATGACGTCAAACTCCTCCGGAATCACGATCTCGTTCTTTTGCGCCTGTGGGAGTTTTGTGTGCAGGGTAAAATCCGGGCGGAACATTTTCAGCGTCGAGGACAACAGTCCATGCATACAGCGGACAGTCTTCGGGGAGTGGTCGGCGGATTCCGCGCTTATGGCAAGCTGTATCTGCTCCTGCGTCAGGTCGGCAAGCCTGACGTTATGCAGAGGCGTCAGGTTATGCGTCCGTATGCGCGTGAACTCACGGTACGACGACGGCGACAATGTATTCTTCTTCGCCTCAACATACCGTTCCATCGCCTCCCCGACCGTCATCCCCGCATACGGATCATCCGGCTTGTCCACTTTCTGCTCCGCCTCGAACTGTGCCGCGCGGAGCTGCACGTCCTTCTTGTCTTTGCCGGAAAACGTCTTGTACTTATTATTCCCGATCAGCACCCGCGCACGCCAACTGCCGCTGGGAAGCTTATCTATAATCATTTTCTCACCTCTGTATCCATCCCACGGTCGGATTTATAATGTCGAACGCAAAAAGAAAACATATGAATGCCATCAGTACAACAGCAATCATCACCGCGACTCTGAACTCTCGGCTCATGCGGACAATCACCGCCTTCAAGTCCGCTATGCGTTCAAGGTACAGCTTCTCCAGCGTCTTCCATACTTCTTCCGCCGTCATCTCTATGGTCTCCTCCTGGTCGCTCTCCGAGGTCTCGTCACTGATCAACTCATCGACCGTCACGCCGAGCGTCATCGACAGCAGCGATGCCGTCACGTATGTCGTCGGGCAGCCCTTCAGCAGCCGCTTCACCGTCCCGTCCGACAGCCCCGTCTCCTCCGCGAGGCGCGTGTTCGTGTAATGCTGCTGATCCATCAATCGGCGCAATTTCTCCGGATTAATGACTATATTTGACACTATTGTCCCTCCATTGCCTACAAAATGTCGAAAAATGACCGACGATTGTTCTTGCGTTTTGACGAAATCGGGTGTATAATAGAATCAAACAAACGCGAAAGCGAGGATATCCACATGAAGTACATACCGAATCAGCCTGAGCCTCCCGACATCGAACGCCGATACCTCACAAAAGACGAACTCAGGCTCATCAAAGACTTCCGCACCCTCGCGCCGGAAAACCAGCGCAAGGCAATCGCCTACTTGCGACGGCTCAAACAGTCGCAGGAATAATTACTCGCCGCCTTCGGGCGGCTTTTTTATTTTACGCTGACATTCGTGAACGATATTTCTGCCCTGTCAAACAATTCTTTGTCAAGGTAATACTCGAACCTTCCGCTCACAGTCTCTACGCCATTGCCGCTGAATGTCGAGAACACGGCCGCAGATGTTTCGTCACTTGTATAGTCATAAAAGCTGATCAGCCCGGTGGAATTCGGTGCTATGCTTTCGCTCCCATAAAGGCCGGTATAGCTGATGCCATTCATGCCAAATGCGTCTATAGAAACGGTAACCGTCCTATCCGACTTGTTCTTTACCGTGAATTCCACTGCGCATTTGTCATAGTTTGTGTATTGCTCTGGCTTCCTATACGCACGCTTAAACCGAAGCTCGATGGTGCTGTCCTCATACACCAGCGAACCGCCGAGATCATATGTAGGCGCTTTGAGCGTTATCGTCTGCGTCGCTCCATCCCATCCGACGTTCTTGCCCATGAGACCGCCTATCGCGCGAACAGGGAGGTACGTCGTGCCGTTGTACATGATCGGGTATACTATTGCCCCGTTCGCGTCCTGGAATGTCTGCTTCTCACCGTCGACGATTATCGTCAAGTCTTTGTGGAGTTCCGCTTGAATCGTGCTGACGAGCGTGTCTGCGAACATCCCCGTCGCGAACGACGCACCGACGACAACTGCGGCAATGATGCCTTTTGACGACTTTTTCATGATAGTTTCATCCTTTCAATTGTTCAATTATATTTCGGAACAGCTCTTGCTTCTCCGGCAATATGTCACGGTAAAGTTCGAGCACTTCTACTTCTTCGGGGGACAGCTGCACTGGCGTGCTGTCCGGGGTGGGATTGTCAGTCTCACCGATTAAATAATCAGGGGAGACGCCGAGGGTGTCAGCGAAACTGTTGAGGTCTTCCGGCTTCAAAGCGCATTTCCCATTCCATATGTCGTTGAGATATGTGTTCTTCCTGCCTATCTTATCAGTGAGGTATTTTTGAGATATGCCGGTTTCCTTACACGTTTGTTTCAGACGTTCTTTGAATGTGGTAATATTGTACATAAATAGCCTTTCTTTTTGTGCACAACAGCGAATCTAATAATAATTAGATAAACCTATTGACATCTAACAAAAATTAGAGTATAATATTATCAGTCACAAATTCGTGACAGGCAAAACGACGTCGGGTGAGGGTACTCCGTATTCAGGCGGATTCCTGAATGCGGTTATTTTCTGAGATAAGCTACAATCAAAATGTCAGTTAACTTGTTACTTAAACGGTCAGTTGATTAAAGCGTCAGACCAAGCATTAAGAGGTCAACGATGAGCTGGAGAATGCAGACGGTTAGGTACAGTTTCTCGAATTTACTCACAAGACCACCTCCCCATTACGGTTCGGCGCTCTGTGGCGCTCTCAGTATAGGGTGTCGAGCCCTCACCCGACGGTTGCTATGTGGTACTACTATTATATCACGTTGTCATTGATTTGTCAAGATTTTGTGCCAAATTAAGGAGGAGAAAACCATGACAGAACAAACACAGAAAAACAAAGACCAGCTCGGGAGAATTCAGACCGCTCAGAACGAGCTGGTCGATAACCTGATCGTACAAGCGCTCCACGCTGCGAAAACAGTGGGCGGCTACGCCAGCGTCTGGAGGGACAAAGGTGGGCTGAGGGTTACCATCGAGGGTGCACGTCAGCAGTACATGTCATTCACCGACGAAGACAAGTCGGACATCGGCGCCCTGATCGATGGCATCGAATGGCTACTCAACGGCGCGCCGAAGGAAGACGAGCCGGAGAAGGACGACGATTAAAATGGAGGAGAACACCATGGCCACGAATGAGGAGCTGCGGGAACTTCTCGGCGAAATCAAAGCGTTCCGTGCCGACGTCACCGAGACAATGCGTCGGTTCGATGAGCGGATCGCAGAGTGTGAGAAGGCTCTCATCAAGGAAAAACAAAAACGGAAATCGAAGGACGAGAAGATCGCGGCAGACCTGAAAGCTCTATACGAAGCGGTCAACGAACTCGCCAAAACGCCGATCTGGGAAGACAAATACGACCACCGGATCGCGATAAGCCGGAAAGCGGCATACGCCAGATTCAAGGAAATCGGCGTAAAACCGAAAGACGCGCTGGACGCCCTCGCAAGGAACGGATACCTCGTGAGGGACAGCGAAGGAAAGAACACCCGCACGGTAAGACACGGGCGTGAAGTGGAAAGGGCGGTGATGATAAACAATGGATATATCGAAATTTCTGGAAACGCATAAGCTGACCGGACGATGGCTGATTGCGCAGCTCCGTATGGTCGGCTACGAAATCTCGGACAGTTTCCTCAGCCGGATTCTCTCCGGCGAGCGGAACTCCGACTATGCGCAGGAAGTCCGCGCGGCGGCAACCGCCATCTGCTACCGCTACGGAAAGAGCATGGACATGGACGAAAGGAGCGCCGCGAATGCCAAGGCTGTCCAAAACGGTAGCTGAGAAGCAGCTCGACGCGCTTAGAGACTCCGTTGACATCTACATGATGAAACGGACGCGAGACGGCGTTGACTGCTCAACCGCCGCCGCCGCGCTGGGGTTCAAGTACTCAACCCTCCGCGACCGGCGGAAAAGACCGGAAACATTTACCATAGGTGAAATTCAGCGTATCGCAAACACGCTGAACGTCACCGTCCCGACACTGCTCGGGGAGAATAATTAATTAAAGGAGAAAACCAAAATGTACGAAGAGAAGAAGAACAACAAGACCAAGACCGCGCAGAAAGACACTGCCGACGCAATAAGAAAAATCGTCTCGAAGATGCACATTGAGCACACCATGAACCAGTTCGGAGACGACGCTGACTCAATGCTCGGTTGGCTGGCTCACCGCGCCGGGAACCAGGAACCGATACACGGGCACAAGCTCGACAATCTCAGAATGATAGTCGATAACGACCGCATCCAGCTCATGTATCCGGAAACGGATCTCCGCATCATGGTGGACGATGGAAAGCTCACCGTCGAAAACCTCCGGGAAACCGTCCGCCTCGTCATCGAGCATGACCAGGAAACGCTCTGGAATATATCGTGCAAGATCGCCGATGAGATGATGGACGAGGACGACGAGGACTGAATCGGGTAAGGGGAGAAAACCATGAACAAAAGGCAGAAAAAGAAGTACACCGATCGCGTTTATGCGCTGGTGTACGACGTTACCTACGAATCGAACGGACAGCACGACATTTATCGCGGCTCGATAGTCGCGAGAGGCAAAGCCTTTCACCGGTGCTGGAGCTGGATGAAGAAAAACGATATCTTCACCCCACTCTTCGAGGACGAGCCGATACTTGTGCCGGTCCGCTTTTACTCAATCGGGCTGACCGTGACACCGACCGGCGCGAGAATGGCAAGCGTCCGCTCGTGGGGGGACAGACCATGAAGAAAACCGATTTCGTTCACTCCCACCTGTCCCCGCTGCTTCGCGCGCTGGACGACGATATCCTCGCCGTGTCCTACGGCAAGGTGGGGACAAAAGAGCATGTTTACATCATATTCGACGGCGGATATCTCGGCATCGACGTCTCGGGGCTCAACAACGCCGGAATCACAGAACTCGTAACAAGGAGGCTCATTCGCAATGATAGAGGCAGCAAATAAAATCGCGTCGGACAAGCTCCATCGCATCGAGCAGGAGCACAACAACGAGCTGAGGCGTGAAAACGCCGAACTCCGCGCAATGGTGCGAGCGCTCCTGACAGCGCACACCGTTGAGATTGAAATTGAGCATGGGAGGGCGAAATTCTATGATGCCGCGATTCTGGACTGACATTGTGATCGACGACGTTCTCAGCCGCATCCGGGCGGGAGAGAGAACGGCGGATATCGCCGAAGAGTACGCAATCAGCGCCGCGTCGCTCAGGAGCGTCATATGGCAGCGTCGAGGCTCCGTTGTGAGCGAAGCCCGGCAGAAGATGTACGCCGACATGGCGAAGCTCTGGGAGGCAGGATGGACGGTCCCTCAGATCGCCCATAAGTACAATATGAACCCCCAGACCCTGGCGCACATAATCACGCGGCGTCGCGACCTCTTTTTGAGGAAGAACAAAAGGAGGGCGAAAGCATGATCGCCAAAGACGAAATCCTCGCTGAACTCGAAAACACCCCCGAGCCGGAAAAGAAGCTCCACGAAATCGCTGCCCGGACGAAGCTTCCGGTCATGGTCATCCGGAAAATCCTGAAAGGTCTCGTCACCGTCGTCCCGCCGGAGCGCGGATACGACAACACGGACCGCGTCGCGGAAAGCCACATCGAAAAAGGCGTCAACCGCGGCAGATGGTCGGACGAGGACATTCAATACATGGCGGAGTGCTGGAACCGGGGCGCGGACATCTGCGAAATCGCCGAAGCCGTCTGCCGGTCGGAGAAAGCCGTCCGCGGCGCCATGCAGCGGAACCGCAAACTCTTCCCCCGCCGCCACGAGCGCGGGAGAATCTGGACGCCGGAGGAAATCGCCCGCGCCGCCGATATGTGGTCGGATCGCGATATCAGCGAATCGGAAATTTGCAACGCACTGCACAGGTCGCGGAGTGACTTCTACCAGCTCCGCGCCGAAAACCGCAAGCTCTTCCCGTCGAGGCGGAATACCTACAGGAGGGCTGAACCATGAAAGCCCGAATGTCCGCCGCCACAGCGCGGCAGAACCTACCGGCGGGGACGCAAGAAGCCGTCCGGGCCATGGTCGACGCCGAGTTCGCGGAACGGCAGAAAATCTACGCGAACCGGATTTTGCTCGCCGTGTGCCTGGCGCTGAACGATATTGCCGGATTCGGCGACAAACGCCTGATGTACATACTGCAAGGCATCGAGGACATCACATCCGACTACGCCGAAAGAGCCGGAAAGAACTACAGACCCGAGACCGCCGAGGAGGACAAAGTCGCACAGATGATGCAGGACGAGCTCCTCGGGCGCGGGAGAACACACATAGTTATAAAATCGAAATGAGGAGAACGATTATGAAAAACGAAGACGAGAAACTGAGGGAAGCCGCGAGGATGCTCGGCGGGAACTGCGAAAATCACCGCGACGGGTGCGAAGGCTGCCTGTTCTGCCGCGACAACCTGAGCTGCAAGATCGACGGAATCCCGATGTGGTGGGACAGCGATTTCGGACTTGACGAGCATATTGTTGACGTCAACAAAAAGGTCAGTACACCAACTGATACACCAACTGCGACCGATACACCAACCGACACACCAACTACCCGCGCCGAAATCCTCGACGCCGCGAAGAAAATCGTGACCGGGGAACGCGAGAGGCAGTACGGAAGCCCGGAGGACAACTTTGCGGTTATCGCGAGATTTTGGGAGGTGTACCTGAATCAACGCTGCGTCGACGCAATGTCCGGCTTCATGCTCAATCCCGACGACGTCGCAATGCTCATGGCGCTTATGAAAGTCGCGAGGATCATAACCGGGACATTTAAGGGAGACAGCTATATCGACGCCTGCGGGTATCTGGCTTGCGCGGCAGAGATCGCCGGGAGGTGATCGGCGTGAGAAAGAAAGGCACAACCACCGAATGGACGACAAAGCTGATCGGACAGGTCGTCGAGCTTCGCGGCAAGGGCTATAAAGCGGCGGAAATCGCCGAAATAATGGGGCTGACATACGGCTCAGTGAGAGGAAAATTACAGGAACTGCAAGCGGAGGGCAAGCTCTCGGAGTACAAGCGCGTCACGCCGAGGCGGTACACCCCGGCCGACGTCAGAGACCGGAAAATCCGGACGCTGACCGACCATGTACTTGACTGGGTGTGGGAGCATCCGGGGACACGGTTTAAGATGATAAATGATCGCGCGCGCGGCGGCGAGAAATACTTTGTGTTTTACTGTGAGGGGGAGGACGGGGTGTTCCGCTACGTCGGAATCGACGGCGACCCCATGTGGTCAGAGTCCGCGCCCTGCACCGAGGACAACCTCCGGACGCTGCTTACGGCGCTGAGACGGATTGATTTGGAGGCGGGGAACAATGGGTGAGTGGACAAGTGCTAAAGGCAGACCGCCGGAAGACGGCGTGGATGCCGCTTCCCGAACCGCCGAAAAGGAGAAAATGATGGCTGAATATATTGAAAGACAAGCAGTGATCGACCTGCTGAAAGGCGCAGGCGAGGAGAGCGGCAGTCCAGTAGTAGACATCGAATTGATGATTGAAGCCGTTCAAGATGACATTTCCGCTGCCGATGCCGCACCGATCATCCATGCGAAATGGGAGATGAGGCGTGTCTACGTCAACGGCTGCGAAGGCAGCGGCGAAGAAAAGGCGTTCTGCTCACACTGCAACAAGTCGAACAAGCAGTACACGCCGCCATACTGCCCGCACTGTGGTGCGAAGATGGAAGAGGAGGACGAAAATGATGGTTGAGCGCTACAGACTTTCAGAACTCTTGTACAGGCTTCGGGAAGAAATGCCGGAGATGGGCGAGAATCCTGTAGCAGATAAAATGTACGAGATTGTGTTTGAATATGCGGAGAACGCAAGCGAAGACAACGTAGAAGTAGTAAGGTGCAAGGACTGTAAGCACAGCAGAACTCTTGACAGGACAGACCCCTATGAGAACAGTTTCATTGGCGGCTGTTTGTGGTGCAGGATTGGGCGCGGGGATGGTGTCTCGCCGGAACAGTTCTGCGATTATGGAGAAAGGATACAGGAGGGCGAAAATGGACGCGAGGAGATCGCGAGACCCTGCGAGTTCTGCGACGGGAAGCACGCGGTACCTTACGAGAAAAACGGTCAGATGCTGACGCCTTATCAGGAGACATTCAGAACGAAGCTGTTCATCGGTGATCTCCCGTGGGCTGGAAAGACTCTGTTTGTCAGAAGCTACTATTGCCCGACCTACGGTGACAGCTATTGCAACGGTCCGAGGATGGATTCATTTCAAATCAATTTCTGCCCGCACTGCGGGCGCGACCTGAGAGGAGATAGGAAAAATGGACGCGGTTGAATTTCTCGTGACGCGCGACAGAATGTGCGAATCGTTTAACGGTTGCTGCACCGGATGCGAAGTCAACGAGCGTATGGGCACCGGTGAGGCGTGCATTCATTACATGGCACAGCACCCGCAAGAGGTTGTCGAAATCGTCGAGCGGTGGGGAAAGGAGCATCCGAGGAAAACCCGTCAGAGCGAGATTCTGAAGCTGTTCCCGAGGGTGGAAAAAGCCGCTGATGGCATGGTCGTATTCTGCCCAGAAGACATGGATTCAAAGTTCGTTTGCCCGATTAAAAACGGTGGTGACCGAGACCAGTGTATCAGCTGTCGTGAAAAGTACTGGCTCGAAGAGGTAGAGGAATGAGAATTCTCAGATCAACCCCGTTCGTCCTGCTGTACATCTCCGTCGCGATTCTTGTCGCGGGATGCGTGCTTTTGGGTTCACGCGCGATGCTCAACCCGTTCAACGCTATTCCGCTCGCGGTGACGCTGATGGCGGTCGGCGGAGCCCTGACGGTGGCGTATGGGTTTGCGGCGTGGATGTTTGTGATGGAAAAAATTGATAAAGGAGAGGTGGACGATAATGTCGATTAAGATTATCAAGCCGGGCAAAAAAGCTCGAACCAATTCACTTCGAGTGCAAGCACTGTGGGTGTATTTTTGAGATGGACGCGGCTGATTACGATGCCGATATGGGCGGGCTGTTTTCGCCGGACTATGCAGCATTTTGCCCGACGTGCCGCAAATGGTGTTTCTCCAAAGGACCAAGAAAGGATAAAGATAATGGCAATTAAGATTATCAAGCCGGGGAATCCCGTGAAAGCGAAGCAGACACGACGATTTACCTGTCTCTTCTGCGGCTGCATCTTCAACGCCGATCTCGGAGATTACGAGGCGGTGATGATAAGCAGTCAGCTCGACGATGTGATCGTACACCAAGCAATCTGCCCGGCCTGCCACAAATGGGTGCGCAGGTCCGAACCGCTCGATGAATAAACCCCACTACGGGAGAAAGGGAACACAGTGATAAAAGCAAAACTTGACCACAAGAAAGATATCTGCGAGATCGACGTGAGGGGCAAACTCCCGGAGATAACGAACGAAGTCGCGAACATCGTCGAGAACATTTACGAGGCACTGAACGAGCCATTCAAATCAATCTATAAGGCGGCGCTTATTAGCGCGATCGAAGAAGGGCAACTGCTCGGTGAGGGAGACAACGGCGATGAATGCTAAACTCGCAACCCTCATTGTCAAAGTCCTCGACTTCATCGCGGAGCACCCGGAGCTCGAAACCGATTTCGATATCTGGCGCGTCAGCCCCGAGCACGAACTTCGCGCGTCGTTCTGCTACAACTACAAAAGCGACCTGGACGCGCTCGGAATGCCCGTCGCGAAATGCCGATACATCGAAAACGGGCGACTCATCAAGTCGATGGATTTCCTCGCGTCGGAAGAGAACTTCAAGCTCCTGCTCGAGGGGCTTGAAAAGCTGGAGGAAAAGCGCCATGATCATTAAAGATTCCATTGCCGAATACCACGCAAAACAGAGTGTCAGCAAGACGAAGCTCTGGCGGCTCCTGAGCGACACCCCGGCGAAGTTCAAATGGCTCGAAGACCATCCCGAGCCGCCGACCGCCGCGATGCAATTCGGCTCCGCGCTCCACAAATACGTCCTCGAGCCGGACGGATTCTTCGATGAGTACGCCGTCGCGCCGCAGTGTGACAGGCGAACGAAAGCCGGGAAGGAAGAATATCAGGCGTTTGTGGAAAGCGTACAAAACAAGGCAGTAATTTCAACCGATGATATGGTACTTATTTCCGAAATGACCGGTGCTATCCGGGCAAACCCTCGCGCCGACTTCCTGCTCCGCGGTGAGGTCGAGATGTCCTACTACTGGCAGGACGACATGACCGGGCTCGACTGTCAGGCGCGCCCCGACTGCGTGAAGATGGTCGACGGCAAAGCGCTGATTGTCGACCTCAAAACCTGTGCCAGGGCTGACACTGAGACCATGGTGAAGCAAGCCTACGCTCTCGGGTATGATATGCAAGCCGCCATGTTCATGGAGGCTGTGAGCAGAGAACGCAATGTCGGGTGCGACTTTCTGTTCGTCTGTGTCGAGAAGGAACCGCCCTACCTCATCAACATCCTGCAAGCCGACGACCTCATGATCAAAAGCGGGCAGGACAGATTCCGGGAAGCTATCGGGATTTACAAATCCTGTCTCGACTCCGGCAACTGGTACGGGTATGAAGGGGCGTTCGGGATGGTGAACACGCTCGGGCTGCCGAAGTGGGCGGCGAAAGAGATTGAGTAGGAGGCGACTATGCTGAATGGAATGCCGCTGCCCGAATCGCAGCTCTGCGGGCTGAACGGTGTCGAGAGCTGGCGCAGGGCAATGATCGGCGTGAAGCGAGAGCCTAAGCCGGTCATCAAATTCACGAGCTATTCACCGCCTGATGTTTATTCGCTGGGTCTCATCGACAAGGCTGCCGTGGAAGACTACCTCCTCGGGCGCAGCATTGAGTGGTGCAAGACTATTGACGAAGTGAAGGTTTATCATCGGCGCATAAACAAAGCGATCGACGAAGCACTCAACGAACTGTTAAAAACGAATTGATTAAAAGGAGTACAGAAAATGGACAACGCACAAGAAATCATTCCCGCGACTAACGAACAGGCTGTCGCGCCGATAAACACCGCGCCGATGAACGTCACCAACATCTGGGTGGACAAGGACGCCTTCGAGCAGACTCAGCGCGTCGCGATCATGCTGTCGAAGTCACAGATGATCCCGGAGAAATACCAGAACAAGCCCCAGGACTGCTTCGTCGCTATTGAAATGGCGGCACGCGCCGGACTCTCCCCGCTCGCCGTCCTCCAGAACGTCGACGTCGTGAAAGGAAAGCCCCGCTGGAGCGGTCAGGCGTGCATGGCAATCATCAACTCCTGCGGACGCTTCCGCGACGCTCATCCCGTCTACACCGGCACGAAAGGGGCTGACAACCGCGCTTGCTTCATCCGAGCGATACGGGTTTCCGACGGTGAGACTGTCGACGGAACCGAAATCTCCATGAAAATGGCAGCGGCTGAAGGCTGGATGAGCAATATGAAATGGAAGAATATGCCGGAACAGATGCTGTTCTACCGCGCGGCGGCGTTCTTCGCGAGAATGTACTGCCCGTCCGAACTCCTCGGCGCGATAGTTGAAGGCGAACCGGAGGACATCGAAGCTTCAAGGCAGAAACAGTCCGGCGCGTCAGCGACCATGACAGCTGCCCTCGACGCCGCAATCGCCGCCGGAAAGGAGAAGAAATAATGCTGAACAAAGTCACTTTTCAGGGCAGATTCACCGCCGACCCGGAACTGAGGCAGACGGCGAGTGGAGTCTTCTTCTGCAACTTTGACGTCGCGTGGAGCGAAAAGTACAAAGAGGTCGAATCGACCTGCTTCCTGAAATGCCGTGCGTGGAGAACGACGGCGGAATTCCTGTCGAAATACTTCCACAAAGGCGATCAGGTCATCGTTGAGGGGCGACTCATCACCAACTCGTGGACGGACGACCAGGGGCAGAAACACTCCACGATAATCTGTGACGTCGACAAGTGCCACTTCTGCGGCGCGAAGGGCGGCGCTCAGGGCGCAGGGAACTATCAGACGGGCAACTATACTCCTCAGACGAGAACGACCGTCACGGACGCTCCTGACGTGTCTCAGTACGTCCCCAACTTCGAGGTTCTGCCCGAGGGCGACGTGCTGCCGTTCTGAGGTGGGTGAAATATGACAATCATCACTGACACCAGAGAAAAAGCCCACATCATTGAGGGGGTCATCCGATACTTCGACGAGCAAGGAATAAAACACTACTCCTCAAAGCTCATCGTCGGCGACTATGTGAGCATGGATAATTCTAAACTTGTAGTAGACAGGAAACACAATCTGAGCGAGCTTGCCAACAACCTCACCAACGACTCCGGGCGATTCATGCGCGAAGTGCGGCTCGCGAAGGAACTCGGAATCCATCTCGTCGTGCTGTGCGAGCACGGCGGGTGGTGCAAGTCGATCCGCGACGTCAAAGACTGGCACAACCCGATGCAAGGGAAAATTCCATACGCAATAAGCGGGAAAGAGCTTATGGAGCGCATTTACAAAGTCCATATCGCTTACGGCGTCGACTTCCTGTTCTGTGACAAGCGGTGCACCGGGCGGCGGATCGTCGAGATTCTGGGGGGTACGAAATGAACCGCAGACTGTTGAAAATGCGAACCTACTGGAAGAACAGCGACCGACTCATTCTGTGGTTCGCGGCGCATTATCCGGAACGCGTGGCACTTCCCGAGGCGGTGTTGGAGAACATCGGGAACGGAACCCTTCTCGACTACATCGAGCTGTGGCAGGAATCGCCGAAAGGACTCGAAGAGAGGCGGAAGTTCATTCGGGAGTGCTTGGAATTCTGCCGCAACGGGAGGACGAGCCCATGAGCGACTATCCCCGCTACGACGTGGAGGCGGTCAAAGCGGCCGTCTCCGTCCCCGACGCGCTCGAGCGGTACGGCGACTTGCATAAGCGCCACGGGAACCGCTGCCCCTGCCCTATTCACGGCGGGAAGGACAACAACCTCGCGTTCCGGGACAACTCCTTCCACTGTTTTGTCTGCGGCGCGGGCGGAGATGTCATCACACTGGTCGAGAAGATTTTTAACCTCTCCTTCCCGGACGCCGTGCGGAAGCTCGCCGAGGATTTCGGGATCGCCCCGGGCGTTGATCCGGAGGCGATCAGGCGGCGGCAGCTCGCGGCGGAAGCACGGAAAAGGCGGGCTGAACGCGAAAAAGACGACTTCCGGCGCCTCGCGACGTTCTATCACAAGGTGCAGGACCTTCCGTCGACCCCGTTCCGCGACAACTGCGTTCGCACGCTCGCTGCGACTATCGACGAGATCATCCAGCGCGGGGACGCGAGCAGCTACCCGGTCGACGAGATAATCTCGACCATGCGGCAGGGGCTGCAACGGGAGCGACAACTAAGAACACCTGTTCATTCCGCGCAGACTTTCCCTCCACCATTTCACGAAAGGACGTAACAAACCGTGGCTGAAATCATCGAGCCCAAAATCAAAGAACTCCCGGCGTGGACGCTCGAGGATTTCGAGAGCGCCGTCCCGCACAACTGGCTCTACAGCAACTATTACAAGAATCCTTTTACATATCGTCGCGCACTCGTCAAAATAGACGAATCTGCCCGCAAAATCGGCTACCCCGGGTTCAAGGCGGAAATGCGCGACTATGTGAAAGAATTCGGCGACGGCAAGGTCAACGAGAGCGACTATACCAACACGACCGAGTTCACCGGACAGCCCATCGAACTGAACTGCGGCAAGTACATTTGTACGGATACAGGCGTTTCCGTTCCGTCCCTCGGCGAGGTCACGACTATCTGCCCGCACCCGATCCTGATTTCCGGGCGGCTCGTCAATCTCGACTCCGGAGAGGTCCGGCTCGAGGTGTCGTTCAAGCGGTCAGCGGAATGGCGGACCGTCGTCGTCGAGAAGATCATCCTCGCGTCGGCGGCGAAGATCATTGACCTTGCCCGGCTCGGGATCGCTGTCGACTCCGAGAACGCGAAAGCTCTCGTCAAGTACTTTACTGACCTCGAGGCGTGGAATTACGACCGACTCCCCGAACGCCACTCCGTCGCGCGGGTCGGATGGACGACTTCCGGGAAATTCGTGCCGTATGCCGACTCCGTGGAGTTCGACGGCGCGCCCGGGTTCAGGGCTGTGTTCGACTCCTTCCACCCGAACGGAGACCGCGACGCTTGGTTCAAAGCCGCCTCGAAAGCCCGGAACGAGAGTACCATCGCGCGGATCGTTCTCGCCGCCTCCCTTGCGTCCGCGCTGGTCAACCCGCTCCATGCGCTACCGTTCTTCGTGCACGTCTGGGGGCGGTCTGGCAACGGCAAAACCATGCTGTTAAAGCTCGCCGCGTCTGTCTGGGCGTCGCCCAACTCGTCGGATGGATATGTGCGGAACTTCAACTCGACTCTTGTCGGGCTGGAAACCGCCGCGGGGTTCTTCAACTCCGCTCCCCTCTGCGTGGACGAGCTGCAAGTCGTCAAAAACCGCCGCGACTACGACGATATAATCTATATGCTTTCTGAGGGGCAAGGACGCTCCCGCGGGTCGAAGGACGGGTCTTTCCAGCAGCTCAAATCATGGCAGAACACCATCATTACGACAGGCGAAATGCCGATCACGAGCGACTATTCCGGTGCGGGCGCTATCAGCCGAATCATCGAAATCTCCTGCGGCAAGGAACGACTTCTCAGCGACTATCGCGGACTTTCCGACACGCTGTCCCACAACTGGGGTTTTGCGGGGAAAGAGTTCATCGAAGGACTCACGCCGCAGGTGCTCGAAACCGTGAAGAAGGTGCACAAGGAATACGCAGATGCTATCGAGAAATCCAATACCACTGGAAAACTCGCTGGCTCGGCAGCACTTATACTCGTTGCGGACGCCCTCGCGGAGCTTTTAATCTGGCACACCGGCACGCAGCTGTCGGCGACTGATCTCGCGAAGTATCTGCCGACCGAAAAAGAGGTTGACACCAACCAGCGGGCACTGGAATGGCTTTACGGCACCATTGCGGAGAACGAAGGCAAATTCGATTTCTCCGGCGACTCTATCCCGCGCGAAGTGTGGGGTGAGTACAAAACCGATGGATATGACCGTCCCGGCGTGGCAATCATCGCGTCAGTGCTCAGCCGGATCATGACCGAGGCAGGGTTCAACGCCACAGCGTTCCGGCAATGGGCGGCTACCGAGGGGTATCTTCGCCGCGACGCAGAAGGCAGATCAACCTTCATGGTGCGCCTCCACGGCAAGCCGCCCACTCGGTGTGTGTGGTTGTATCTGGGCGACAAATAACTATTGCTGGCGAATATGTCAAATTCAAGGGCTATTCGCCAACGGCTATTGTGCAAGTTTGTTTCGGCGGTATCACAATATCGCCCCTGTATCAACCCATGTGATACGCCGAAACCCGCATAAAACCTGAACTTTTTGGAGGTGTATCACAGTATCACATGAAAATCGATTGCACGCTTATATACGCGCGTAAAAATTTTTTGAAATACAAAACATGCTCGCGCGTATGTATAGTATAGTATGTGATACATGTGATACAAGTGATACATATATAAATAAGCCAGTATTCATGGGCATTCCCGCGTATCGCTTAAATCGGGATTGCCCGAAACAGAGTGATACGTAGTGATGTATAACGAAAGGAGATCACATGGACGAAGAGAAGAAGGCCAGAACGGAGAGCACGGCGCAAGGCAACGCGGCTGCGACCGGAGCGGACAGCCCCGCGCCGAAGAAGAGAGGCAGACCGAAGTCACCGCCGAAGCCGAAGAAGGAGAAAATCGAGCGGCATGCGCCGAACAACTACGCGAGGAAGCGGGCGGTTGAGTATGCAGAAAGCGTGGCGGAGCGTGTCGACGAGAAAGACAAAGCGACTATCATCAACGCGCTGACGCTCCCCGAAAAGGACATGCCCGACGCGGCGCTGCGCAGGAAGAGCGACAAAGGCAAGTACCTCCCGACCAAGGTCTGGACGCCGGAGAACGACGACGACCGCGCATTCGTGAGCCAGATTCTCCGCGAACTGCTGACCGAGTTCCGGAAACCAACCGTGAAGGACGACGACGAAATGGCGGAGAGAATCAGCGACTACTACGACCGCTGCGCGAACGAGGGACGCACGCCCGTATGGGAGGAAGTGTGCCTGAGTTTGGGGTATGGGCTGAAAAAAGTCAATGCGATTATACATGGGGAAGAGCGGGGGTTCACGGCTATCACCCCGCAAATTCTCGAAAAAGCTAAAGAATTTCAACAATCTTTTGACGCGAAACTTGTGGTCGCCGGGAAGATGAATTTTTTAGCATATTGCTTCCGGGCAAAGTGCTATTACGGGATGCGGGATAACGCAGAATTGCCCGAAACTACGCGAAATCCGATGGGTGAGGCGAACCTCACGCCGAAGCAGCTGCAAGAAAGATATTTGCAGGGGATGAGGGAAAGCGACTATGAGGACAAGACGATAAAGTGACCGAAAGTTTAGGTTTTTGACACGCCGAGCGACTTTGGCAGTGACACATTGCTAAAAGTGTTGTGCATTATGACGAAAGCCCCAGCGACTATCAGACGGTCAGCGACTATCGAGCGACTATCGCGAAAAATTATCAGCGACTATTGCGAACCGAGAAAATAAAAATCCGGTTTTTGAAACTCGCAGAAAAGATTTTCAAAACCGGATCGGAAATTTTTCGGAAATCGGCGGGAAATTGAGCGGAAAATGAGGGGCTGCCTGAGCGGGGCGGTCCCTTTTCTGCGCTGCCGGGGCACCTCGAGACGGCAGAACGGCACGGGCGGCGGGCGTATATGACCGTCCAGGGCGCGCACAGACGGCGCAGGACGGGCAGAAATAGGTGGGGCGGTATATTTACCCTATCGAGGGATTAAACGCGCTCACGGGGCTTGTAGGCGCTCACAGAGATATGCAGCCTCGAGGGCGTGCGGATCGGCGGCGGATCGTGCCGGGCACGCGGGCGGCTGCGCACCCTCTCGAGGCGGTGACGGCGGGTATAGGGCTGTGAGGCTCTGTGAGGCTCTGCGCGGGGCGTTTACACTGCGGGCGGTATAGATACCCTCTCGAGGCTCTCGAGGCGTTCCGCGGGCTTGTGGCGTGTCACAGTGCGGGCACAAAAAAGCCCCGGCAGTCCAGACGGACCACAGGGGCATAAAAAGGCCGCCCACGCGGGGCGGTCGGGGGTTATGAACGGTGGGCGAGTTCTAGCAGGATCAGCACGGGCACGATCAGGATGTACAGCACTACAAGCACGCTATCACCTCCCGCTTACAGTATAGCACACCGGCGAGCGGTTGTCAAGGGGGTCACAGTGTCTCCGCGGCGGCGATTATGTCCGCCTTGGCGCCGTCGGTCAGTACCAGACGCCCGCGGGACGATGTGCAGCGGTCGCGCCCGATGGCAGTTAGATACCACCCCGACGGGCGGCAGACGATGCTGCACTGCGTGGACTCCGGGACATACTTGTACGCGCCCGGGAAAGTCTGCGCGGATGGGTCATACGCGACGATCTGACAGCCGGGCAGGTGCTTTTTTTTGATGACGCCCGGGACGCCGTCGATGGCGTGCATGATATCCGCGACGGTCATACAGCGGACCTTTGCGTGACCCTCGGCGGCGTCAATGATGGCGCGCAGGTCTGCGCAGGCGACATGATAGGCGGCGCGCTTGGTCTCCGCGTCTGCGGCAGCGGCTGCCCGCTGCGCGTCGGTGTAGTACCCTTTGGCAATGTACTCCGCGCGGGTTTTTGCCGTCTGCCACGCGGTCCAGGCGGCGCGTGCGGCGGTCAGCTTATAAGGGTGGTCCAACTTTGCGATAGTCATGATATGCTCCATTCTCCCCGTCATAGCCGGGCGGGGGCGGCGATTGTATATGGCGGCGGGTTATCTGCCCGCCATGCTGTAAAAAGCGTCTGCGGTGATGCGCAGGGCGTCCGTTACGCGCGCCCAGCGATCCCAAGACGCCATGGCGGCATCGTGTGTGCGATACAGCACGCCGTCGCAGTGGTACAGTGTGCCATGCTGCAAGATGGTGCCGTGCGGCAGTCGGCGCGATGCCGCCGAGTCGATCTCAGCGGCGCCGCGGCGCCCGGCGTCGTAGGTGGGCAGATATGCAATCATGCTCTCGCCCCCTCTCGTGCTCTCTCGCGGTTGGTGACGATCCAGGCTGCAAACAGCCGGTCACGGGTCGCGGTGTCTGCGCCTCTGCAAGCCTCTGCAAGCTCACGGACGCCCACAGCCCGGACGCCCGCCGCGGGGCGGTAGCCGGTGCAGATGGTTAATCCAGCGATGGTATAGACGTCGCAGTTCCAGCCGTACACCCCGGCGGTGTAATAGTCGGGCGTGATCCCGGACAGCGCGTCTTGCAGGTCGCAGTAGCCGACGCGGACGGTTGGACGTCCGACGCTCTCCGCCTCGCGGATGCAGCGGGCGGTGACGCGCTGCTTTGCGCGGTAGCCGTATGCCGCACGTTCGCGGCGGATGTCGTCCAGGGCGTCGGCGATCTCTGCTGCCCTCTGGGTGATCGCGGTTTCTGCTGCCGGTGTTTTGGTGGTGTCGATATATTTCATGGTGTTCTCCTTTTCTGCCCTCTCGGGGCTGCTGTTTACTCTTTACGGTTACTATTATAACACGATTAGCCGTAAATGTCAATAGCAAAATCATGATTTTCCGTAAATCAGCACATTGCATAAATTCAAATGATATTTTTGTGCAGTATTTCAGGGGCTGATTTTCGCAGTTTCGCGCGGTCCCGACGGGCTCGCAGGCCGGGCGGCGGCGTGTACCCCCGGGGGGTACATATGCCGAGGAGGCGGCGCGGTTGACCCTCCCGACCAAAGAAAAATCAAAAAAATCTGAAAAAAGACGCAAACCCTCTTGACAATTAACCGTAAATGTGGTATAATAGAATCAGCGAAGGGCGGAGCACCCCGAAATAGAATCAGTGAAGGGGAGCATAGCCCCGACGAGAAAGGCGACCGGCGCAGTGGCATGGTCAGAGAATGGAGAATCAACCGCAATGGAGAATCAGGTAAGCAAGGAGAAAATCACAAACGTGGTGGCGTACATCCGCGTCAGCACCGACGGGCAGGTCGGAGAGGATAAGTTCGGGCTGGAGGCACAGCGCGAGCAGATCATTGACTACTGCCGCAGGAATGACATGAACATCGTGAAATGGTACTCAGACGAGGGGGAGAGCGGCGCGAAGTACCGTCCGGGATTCGACGAGATCGTATACGGTGAAGTGAGCAATCCGCCGGTACAGGCGGTCGTCGTGGCGAAGTCAGACCGTGTGGCACGCGACATCAACATCTACTTTTACTATCAAGGGGCGCTTCTCCGCAAAGGGATTGAGCTTATCAGCATTTGCGAGGACTTCGGGCAGTTCGGCGTGTTCGCCGGGATGTTAAAGGCGTTCACCCTCACCTGTGCGGCAATGGAGCGCGACAATATCAGCAAGCGGACGGGAGCCGGACGTGCTGTCAAGGCATCGAGCGGCGGCTACAGCGGCGGGCGCGCTCCGTACGGGTACAAAGTCAGGAATCACGCGCTCGAAATCTACGAGCCGGAGGCAGAGATTGTGCGTGAAGTATTCCACATGAAGGACGATCTCGGCGCGACATATCAGGGAATCTGCGCGAAGCTGAACGGCGACGGGAAGGTGAACCGCAGCGGTTCGAAGTTCTCTATCAGTTCGATTCAGTCGATATACGAGAACAAGAAGACGTACCAGGGGTACTACAAGTACGGCAGTATGAAAGACTACGTTCCCGGCGCACACGAGCCGATACTGAAATAATTCCACCAAGGCTCAATCAAGCTCCAACAAGCCGTAACACCGTAACACAATAACACGTGTAACGAGGTGGCGGGCTTGAACCGGGTTCCAAGTCAGGTTCAAGTTAGTCCCAAGTTAGTTTCAAGTTAGTTTGAACCGTGTTCCAATCGGCGCAAAGTAAGTTTTAACCAATACGTAAACAAACCGTAAACTGGCGCAAGTTATACGCAAAGTCGGCGCAAGTTCAACGCTGACTTAACGCTGATTTAACGCTGATTCAGTGTTAAGGCTCCGACCATAACAGGACTGTTCCCGAAAAGGAAAGACAGCGAACAGATACTGCAAACGTTCACTTGACCGCATGAAGCGGTCACGGAATAGCAAACACATCCCGCACCGGCATCCGGCCGTGGCGGAGTACCGAACCCCTATACTTAGAGCGCCCAGAGCGCCATTTCTTGAAGGAGAGTGGCGTCATGGGCGCTTTTTCGTGTGAAGATACTGGAAACAAAAAATCAAAAAAGGTAAAAAAAGGAGAAAGAGCTGTTCTCCCTGGGTTCGAGAACTGGAACGACCGGCTGCCGGAGTGCGTGGCGCTGTGCGAGGCTATCGCGGCGTACGGAACGGACTGCCTTTCAGTCGCGAAAGACTACTTCGATGCGCTGAGGGGGCTCGCGCAGGACAATTCGGCAGAATCATACGAGGAGGAGCTTGCCTACATGGTGGCGAAAGGGAAAGAATTCTTCGACGTCGTGAACCGTATGCTCGCGAGATCAGCCGCCGCGAGGACGTCAGCCGCGCCGGAATGGTATGAGCTGAAACGGAAAGTCTGCCTCCTGCTCGCGCCGCACTCGTTCGATCACTATATGCAGTATGTCGAATGGAGCAGAGAACCGGCACGGAAATTCTGGGTACCGAGAAGAAGCGTTCTGATGGGGCTGTGCAACGATCTGCAAGACCTCGAAGAGCACAAGATTAAATTCCTCGGGGTGAGTATGCCGCCGAGAGTCGGAAAACTCCTGAGCGACGACACGCCGATACTGACGACGCGCGGGTGGATGAAGCACGGCGACCTTCGCGTCGGGGACGAGGTATTCAGCCCAGACGGCAATCCGGTCAAGGTCACGCACGTATTCCCAAAAGGCCACGCAAACATTCGCGTCTGGTTCTCGCTCGGCAGAGGCTACACGCATATCGACTGCCATGAAAACCACGAGTGGGTGGTATTCAAGGGGCGCGAAAGAAAACCGCGCATTGTCACGACAAAGAAGCTGATGGAGGACTTCGCGAACTTCGATCCCGATAAAGCAAGGTTCAAGACGCTATATTACATCGTCCAGCGGTTCGACACAAACAACGCGTGGAAAATGTGCGAACTGAAAAAACCGAGAAGATTAAAATTTGCCGGTTTCGAGCGCATTGAACCGGTGCAGGGCAACTGCATCTCGGTTGAAGGCGGCGTATACCTTGCCGGAGATCGTCTCATTCCGACACACAATTCCACGATTTGTATATTTTTCCTGACCTGGCACATGGGGCGGCATCCGGACGACGCGTCCGCTATGGGCGGGCACTCCGACACACTCGTGAACGGGTTCTACGGCGAGCTGAACGCGGTGCTCGATCCGGGCGGCGAATACCTCTGGCACGACGTGTTCCCGCACGCGCAGATCGAAAGCCGGTCGGCAAAGTACCTGCAAATCAACCTCAACCACCCGAAGCGCTTCCCGACAATGACCTGCCGGTCGGCGGAAGGTACATGGACGGGCGCTATCGATATCTCACGCGACGGCATCCTCTATGTCGACGACCTCGTGAAAGACCTCGAGGAATCGCTGTCTCCATCACGTCTCGACGCGAAGTACAACATCTATCTGAACCAGATGAAAGACCGCATGAAAGACGGCGCACTACAGCTGATGGTCGGTACGCGCTGGAACGTGATGGATCCTCTCGGGCGCGTCCGCGAACAGTACAGAGACAATCCCGAATACCGCTTCACCGTCATTCCCGCGCTCGACGCGAACGGAGAGTCGAATTTCCAGTACGACTACGGCGTCGGGTTCTCGACCGAATACTACCGCGACATGAAAGCGTCGATCGACGACTGCACATGGTGTGCGAAGTATCAGGGGGCACCGTACGTCCGCCAAGGGCTCGTCTTCCCACCGGATTCCCTGCTCCGCTACAACGGGGTGCTGCCGGGCGGATCGCCGGAACGCATCATCGCCGCGTGCGACGTCGCGTGGGGCGGTGAGGACTACTTGTCAATGCCTATCGTCTACGTGTACGGGGATGGCGCGATGTACTGTGTCGACGTAGTGTTTTCGAACGCGAACAAAGTCTTCACACAGCCCGAAGTGGTCGGCAAGCTACTGATTCACCGCCCACATCAGGTACAGTTCGAGGCGAACAATGGCGGAACCGAATACGCTCAGGCAATCGACGAAATGCTCCGCGCGAAAGGGTGCGTTCTCAACATCTCGACGCGCCGCGCCCCGGGCAACGCCTCGAAGCTCTCCCGAATCATCCAGTACGCGCCGGACATCTCGAAGATTCACTTCCTCGACTTCGACCACTCGACGCCGGAATACCGTTCCTTTATCGAATGGCTCTGCTCCTTCGTCTCGCTCGGCAAGAACGTGCACGACGACGCGCCCGACTCGCTCGCGCAGCTCATGGACTTAGCCACCGGAAACTGGGGAATTGTCGCCGTGCAGAAGCGCGTGTTCTGACTCGCCCGGGTATCATCGCGGAATCACGCTGCACACGACGGGATTTCGTCATATCTCCACAATTTACAGCGTATCTATTGACAAATCCTTGTGTAAGGTATATAATATACATGATAGGCGGCCCCCCAGCCTGTCAGCCATGTTCCTCGTCGCTGGACGCTGACCTGATGAATATGGTTTTCTCCTTCCGACCCGGCGGCACGCCTTTGCGCCGGGTCTCAAATTAAAAACGACTGGTGGTGAAAGAATGGCGGATGAACAGAACAGCGTAGCCGACGTATCTCCGGTGCTGACCGGCCGGCACGTCATATATACCGACGCGTCGGCGGTCGACGAGAAAAATGTGGTGCAGGTGCTGAATGAGGTACTGCCGACCTTTTACCGGAACCAGAGCGAAATAAACTACCTCTACGGCTACTACAAGGGCAAGCAGCCCATCCTCAACCGTGTCAAGGACGTCCGACCGGAGATCAACAACAAAATCGTCGAAAACCACGCGTGGGAAATCGTCTCCTTCAAGGTCGCGTACCTTTTAGGGGCCCCAATCGCCTACACACGCCGGAAAATCCGGAGCGGAGAGGCGCGCATGACCATGACCCCCGACGAGATCACCGCGGCGCAGACACGCGACCCGGTATCCGAAAAGGTCGGGCGGCTCAACGAAATCATGCACGTCCTCGACAAAGAAGCGACCGACCACGACATTGCCGAGTGGAACCACATCTGCGGAACCGCGTACCGGTATGTCATCGGAAACTTAGCGAACGACGAGAAAATCGAAATCGGCAGTCTCGATCCGAGGCGAACCGGCGTCGCCTACTCAAAAGAGCTCGGCGCGAAGCCGGTCATGGCGTTCCAGGAGACGCTCAGGGACAATCAGCAGACAATCTACACCGTCTGGACAGATACGATGCAGTTCGAGATCGTGAACAACACCGTCACGTCCTCGAGACTCCACGGCATCGGGGCGGTGCCGATAATCGAGTATCCGCTCAACAACGCGCGGCTCGGCTCGTTTGAAGTCGTTCTCGAAGTCCTCGACGGCATCAACAAGCTGTCCTCGAACCGGCTCGACGGCACGGAACAGTTCGTCCAGAGTTTCATTAAATTCGTCAACTGCCAGATAGACCCCGAGAAGTATAAGGAATTCCGGCAGGAAGGTGCTATCGTCATCAAGTCGGACAACTCGAACCCCTCGGACGTCGACATCATCTCGTCCGAACTCGACCAGTCACAAACTCAGGTCGAAATCGACCACCTCTATCAGCAAGCCCTCACAATCTGCGGTATGCCGGACAGAAACGGCGCGAACCGCACGACCGGAGACACCGGCAACGCCGTACTGCTCCGCGACGGATGGGCAATGGCGGAAAGCTGCGCCAGAGACACCGTTATGCAGTGGGAACGAAGCGAAAAGCAGTTCCTCCGCATCGCGCTGTCGCTCCTCAGAACATACGGCAAGCTCGACCTCGGGCTCGCCGACATCGACATCCGGTTCACGAAGGGCAACACCGAGAATCTGCTCGTCAAAACGCAGGCTCTCATGAACCTTCTCGACGCCGGAGTACATCCCGAAATCGCGTTCGGTATACCCCACCTGTTCGACGATCCGAACCAGGCGTATATCGACTCGATCCCATACCTCGCCGCGCGGCTCCAACTCCTCGAGAGCACCGCGCGGGACAAGTCAGGGCAGGACAAGCCCGGAGGCGGAAGCAATGACGGAAACAAAGAAAGTTCCGGCGGCGGAAGCTCCGGAACTGATTAAAGTGCGCTGCCCGCACTGCGGAAGGCTCCTCGGAGCAATAAGCGGTGTGGCGGAGATAAAGTGTCGCGGCTGCGGAACGACGGTCAGAGCCCACACAGAAGGCTCACACGCCGTCATACGCACGGTCGCGTCATAAGCGGGAACACCCCGCACTACAACACAGAGCGCCAAGAGCGCCAGATATCTACAGGCTTTTACACAGCCTGTCGGTTCTGGTGCTCTTTTTAATTTATTAAGGCCACTCCCCGGGGCGACGCTGATTTTAATTCATTAAACAATGGACAGAGAAGTCCGAAAAACGCGAATCTATGGCGGAGAGAACCGCCTCACCAAACGCAGAAAGGGATTATCACATGGAACTCAGAGATTTACTCGGCGAAGACTACCGCGAAGGGATGACCGCGGAAGAGATCGCAACCGCGCTCTCGACCAAAAACTTCGTGAACAAGGAGACCTTCGACAAAACCGCGTCCGACCTTGCCAAAGCGAAGAAGGACATGAAGACCAATGAAGGGACTCTGACCGAACGCCTCGAAGCGCAGAGACAGCAGATCGAGCAGCTCACCGTCAAGGCGAACCGGCAGGAAGCGGCAAGCATCCTCGCGGGGAACGGCATGGCGAAGGAAGCCTACGACACCTTCCTCGACGGCATCGTGACCACCGACGCGGAGCAGACCGCCGCGGTTGCCACGGCTATCGCGACGGCGTTCAAGGCTTACGGAGAAGCCACCGCGAACAAGGTCAAGGGCGAACTCGCCGCGGGCGTCAAAGCCCCCTCACAGGCTCCGGCGGAAACCGCCATGACCAAAGAAGCCTTCGGCAAACTCACCTTCGCCGAACAGGTTCAGTTCAAGAACGATAATCCGACCGAATACGCCGCGCTCTTCCCGAAAGCCTGACACGGAACCACCACATTTTTCGAAAGGATGATTAAAAACAATGGCAAAGACCTACCTCAACTACCCGTTTGACGACGATCTCTTCATCGCCCGCTGGAACGCTGAGCCGGATTCCGAAAAGACCGCGCTTCTCGATTCCGGCGTAATGGTTGAAGACCCCGAACTCGCCTCGAGGCTCATGTCCTCCGGCAACTTCGGCACCATTCCGTTCTACAAGACCCTCACCGGTACCCCCGTGAACCACGACGGTCAGACCGATATCACCTCGACCGAGACTCAGGCAGACCAGCAGAACTACGTCGCGTATGGCCGCGACGTCGCATGGACCGCGCGTGACTTCGTCGGCGAGCTTTCCGGCGCAGACTCGATAGGCCACATCATCTCGTCCATCGCGAAATTCTGGGCGAAGTACCGCCAGAAGAAGATTATCGCCATCCTCGGCGCAATCTTCGGCATCACCGGCAACGCCGCGTGGACCGCTCACACCGTCGACGTCGGCTCCGCGACCGCGACCGCGAGAAAGATCAACGAGACCGACCTCAACGACCTTGCGACCGATACCCTCGGCGACAACAAGGACGCGTACAAGCTCGCTATCATGCACTCCTCCGTCGCCCGCACCCTCGAAAACCTCCAGGTTCTCGATTACTGGAAGCAGACCGACGCGAACGGCATCCAGAGAAACCTCGGTCTCGCGTCCGTGAACGGCTATACCGTCATCATCGACGACGGCGTTCCGGTCACCGCTGTCGGAGGTTCTGAGGCGAACAAGGACCTCAAGAAGTACACGACCTACCTCCTCGGCACCGGCGTTCTCCGCCACTGCTGGGCAAGGCAGGACGTACCGGTCGAGGTTGTCCGCGAGGCAATGAAGAACAACGGTCAGGACACTCTCGTGACCAGAATCCGCGAGTGCATCCACCCGAACGGCTTCTCGTTCAAGATCCCGTCGACCGGCTGGACGAACTCCCCCACCGACGCGCAGCTCGAGGCTTCCGCAAACTGGGCGCTCAAGTTCGCTCCGAAGGAAATCCCGATCGCCCGCCTCATCACGAACGGCTAATCCATGACCACCGACGAGAAGCTGATCCGGCTGAAACGGATGATGCGGCTTCCCGACACGGACGACGATACGCTCTCCGCGTTCCTCGACTTCACGCGAGACGAAATCCTCTCGTGGAGGTACGGAGCGACCGGCAGCATACCGGCAGCCGTGACCGACGTGCCGCAGGAATATGAAAGCGTCCAACTGAACGCCGTCATGATCGGCTTCTCGCAGATCGGCGGCGAAGGTGAGACCGCGCACAACGAAAACGGAATATCGAGGCAGTTCGGGTATTCGTCCTGCCTCGAATACATCCATAAAAACGTAATGCCGTATGTCGGGGTGATATCATGAGAACCCTCGCGAAGAACCGGATTCCGTACTGGTACGCCCTCTTCGCGGGCACTCAGGACGTCACCGACGAAAACGGCAATTACACAGGCGAGCAGGAAGTCATCTACACCGAGCCCGTAAAGGCGTGGGGCAACATCTCCGCTGCCAAAGGCGATTCTTACGCCGCCGGGTTCGGGACGATGATCGACTACGACAAGGTGCTATGCACCGAAACGACCGACCTCGACGAGAACGCAGTGGTCTGGCTGGACACAGAGCCGACCGCTCCGTATAACTATCGAGTCAGGCGCGTGTCGAAGTCGATCAACGGGACCATCGTCGCGCTGAAGCAAGTCGACGTAGGCGCGTAGCCGCGGAGGAAAACACAATGCGCAAACGCATAACTGTCCGGCTCTCGCCCGGCAGCATACAGTCGGCTCTCGATGAGGTAGCATACCTCATGTCAGCCAACCGGAACCGGCTTGATGACGCCGCGCGCGACCTCGCCGAACGGATATGCGAAAAGGCGCAGAGCAACTTCGACGCGGCGTGGTACGACAGCCTTGCCAGAGGCGTCAGGGGCGAAGCCGACGTTAAATGCCGGGTAGAAAAGACCGGCACCGGCTATAAAGTCGTCGCCGAAGGGAACGAGGTGACGTTCATCGAGTTCGGGGCAGGAGTCTATTATAATCCCCCCGCCGGAACGTCCCCTCACCCTGACGGCGCAGACCTCGGATTCGTTATCGGAGGATATGGCAAGGGGCAAGGAAACCAGAAGGCGTGGGGCTACTACGCCGAAGACGGCAACCTCGTCATCACGCACGGCACGGCGGCGCAAATGCCGCTGTACAGAGCTTTTGAAGAGGTATTACAGGAGGCGAAGAAGAGATGATCGATTTTGAAAACGTATTTGTTGACGCCGTGCGAACGGCAGTCACGAAGAAGTTCCCGAAAGCGACGGTCGTCTCCGAATACGTCCCGAAACCGTCCTCCTTCCCCCATGTGTACATCCGCGAAACCGATAACGTCTCCGAAGCCTCCACCTTCCGCCTGAACGGCGGAGAAGCCAACGCGCGGCTTTCCTACACCGTCGACGTGTTTTCAAACAAGAAAAGCGGGAAAAAGAGCGAATGCAAGGCAGTTATGGCGGCGGTCGACTCGACCATGCAAAGCTACAACTTCCAGCGTACCTTCTGCAATCCCTTCCCGAACGAGAACGACGCGTCCATCTACAGGATGGTCGCGAGATATTCAAAACTTCAATCAATCAAAATGGAGGTATGATAAATGACCACCAACGGTATCAAATTCTACTACGCCCCCGAGGCCACCGCGGGCACTCAGCCCACCACCGGCTGGGTAGAAATCCCGAACGTCGTCAGCTGGGGCGAAATCGGCTCGACTCCTGATACCATAGAAATCACGCCGGTCTCCGAGACCTCATTCAAGCGCTATGAGCAGGGACTGTCCGACACCGGCAGCGTAGACGTCACCGGCAACTGGGCTTCTGATTTCATCGACGCGTGGGAGACCATGCGAGAAGCCATGGCGACCGCGGCGGCGGCAGGCAAGACCCTCTGGTTCACCCAGGTCATTCCGAACTACGAAAAGAGCTTCTACTACTCCGGCTCGCCCTCGATGCTCAGATTTCCCGAGGTCACCTCGAACTCGGCGTTCCAGGTATCCGGCACCATCACCGTAAACAAAGTCACCGGTCTCGCGGCAAAGCCCACTATCGGCGGCTGACATATCAAAAAGGAGATAAACCATGATCATCAACGGTAAAGAAATAACGGCAAAACCTATCGATTTCAACGCCACAATCGAGCTCAACGATCTCGGCGGCGACATCTACTCTTTCGGCACAAAGCCCCTCGCGGCACTCAGAGCCTATCTCGCGTACTGCGAGGGCGTCAGCGCCGAAGAGGCGGGGCAGGAAATCGAAGCACACATCGTAGGGGGCGGCGACCTCTCCGACCTCTCGACGGCATTCATGAAGGCGTGCGACGACAGCGCTTTTTTCAAAGCGATGATCACGAAGGCGAAGACGGCGGAAAAGAAGCAGGCAAAGAACGCCTGACTCCGAACGCCGCCGAAACGGTATACGAAAACTGGCTTCCTGCGGCTTACAGGATCGGGCTTGACCTTACTACATTCTGGCGGCTCAATCCGCGCCGCATGAAGCCTTTTCTCGATATATACGAAAAGAACCAGCGTGAAGAACGTGATCGGATGAACTTTCACGCATATATGACCGGCGTATACGTCCGGGACGCCATCGGAGCGTGCTTCTCGAAGAACGGAAAGTTCCCGGATAAGCCATATGACCTGCGGAGTCAGGAGGAAAAAGCGTCCGCCATTTCCCCCGAGGAATACGCACGGAGAATGATCCTCATGCAGGAATATCAGGATAAAGAAAGAAAATTACAGGAAAGGTTCGGAGGAGGTGAATTGAATGGCAGATAACGAAGTGCAGATAGACAGTCTGTCTGTCGCAATAGAGCACAGCGCGGGCACGGCGTCGAAAGACCTCTCGAGCCTCGCGTCCGGACTTCGGAAGCTGCAAAAGAGCGTCGCGGGGCTGAATCTGAACAACGCGATTATACAGTTTGGATCACTGTCGACGGCAATAGGCGGAATCGGGAACAACGCCGACAAAATCACGGCTCTCGCTTCGTCACTGCTCGACCTCAAGTCGGTCGGAAAAGTCAGCGCCGCTGTGCCGAAAGCGCTCTCGAACCAGATCACCGCACTTGATGCCGCACTGAGCGGCGTCACCGAGTCGGACGTAAAGCGGATATCGTCACTGGCGTCCGCTCTGACCCAACTCAGCAGTGCGAAAATGCCGCAAATCTCAGCGTCTATCGGGCATCAACTCAAAAGCATCGGAGACGCGGCGAAGAACTTGCAAGGCGTCAACCTCGCACGCTTCAAAGACCTTGCGACCGCATTGCAGCCGCTGTCAGCTCTCACCCCCGCGCACCTCACCTCATTTATAAATCAGCTCGGCAAATTCACTCAGCTGTCGAAGGATCTTGAAGCCGTCGACATGGACAAGTTTGCCGCGACAATTGAACGGCTCACGGCGGCAATGGCTCCGCTCGCGACCGAGATGGACAAAATTGCCCGCGGATTCTCAGCGTTCCCGCAGAGGATTCAGACCTTCATTAAAAATAATGAAGCGTCAACCAAGAGCGTAAAGAAAGCCGAACCGACATGGCAGAAATTCTTTGAGACCATATCAAAGGGCAGTAAAAAGAGCTCGTCCGGGCTGACGAACTTTGCAAAACAGCTATTTTCGATTGCCACAATCAAAAAAGTCTGGCTGAAAGCTACGGATTCTCTTGAATCCGCCAACGAGTACATCGAAGCCCTGAACCTGTTCTACGTCTCAATGGGCAGCTACGCCGAAAAGGCACAGGACTATGCTAACCTCGTCGGCGACAGCTACGGCGTCGATCCCGGCGAGTTCATGAAGATGCAAGCTACCTTCATGGACGTTTCGAAATCTTTCGGCACGGCGAGCGGCACGGCGTATACCATGTCGAAAGCGCTGACGCAGCTTACTTACGATATATCATCGCTCTACAATCTCAAAGTTGACGAGTCACTGAACAAGGTCCGGTCGGCTCTGGTCGGCGAGATTGAGCCAATCCGCGCGCTCGGTAAGGACCTGTCCGTCGCGAACCTCAAACTCCTCGCGACCGAACTCGGCATCACCGCGAACGTCGACGCAATGAACCAGTCCGAAAAGGCAATGCTCCGGACGATCTCACTGCTGAGACAGTCAAACTCCGCCATGGGCGACATGGCGAGAACGCTCGAGCAGCCCGCGAACCAGTTCAGAATCCTCAAAGCGCAGCTGACGCTTCTCGGACGCGCTATCGGTGACCTCTTCCTGCCGCTCGTGCAGAAGACGCTCCCGTACATGATCGCGTTCGTCAAAGTCGGACAGCGCATCGTCTCGGCGTTCGCAGCCCTCGCGGGATTTGAACTGCCGAAATTCGACTACGCCGATTCTGTAATCAAAGGCAACGAAGGCGTCGCCGACTCCGCCGATGACGCCGCTAAGAGCATGAAAAAGCTCTATCAGCTCTCGTTCGACGAGCTGAACATTCTCGGCTCACAGAACACCGGCGCGTCCGGAAGCGGCACGAGCGCCGCCGACCTCGCAAAGCTCGAAGCGGAGCTGAACCGGCTC